GAAATGACAAAGCCGCGCAACTTTTGGCACAGGCTGCGGCTTACGACAAGGTTGCCAACGCAGCAAAGAATGCTTCTGGTGCTACGTTCAAGATGAATGAGCAACAGAAGATTAACCTGACTTACCAGACCACTGACTTCTTTACACAGATTGCTTCTGGTCAAAGTCCATTTATTGCTGCACTGCAACAGGGCGGTCAATTAAAAGATACGATGGGTGGCGTGGGTAATATGTTCCGTGCTATCGGGTCTTTGTTTACTCCGTTTAGCGTTGGCCTTGGTTCTGTTGCTATTGGACTTGGTGCTGTTGGATTGGCTGCATATCAATCTTCAGAAGACCTTGCAAAACTTAAAGACGCTTTAACTTTAAGTGGCAACTATTCTGGCATGACGCAAGAATCTTTTGTTAAACTGGCAAATACTTTAAGTGGGCAAACAAGATCAAGTATTGCTGATGCTAAAGAAGCCTTGTTAGCTTTAATTTCTTCTGGTCAATTTACTGAAAAGTCTATTGGTGCTGTATCTAAAGCAATTGTTACTTATGCAGAAATTGCTGGTGTATCTGCAACAGAAGCAACGCAAAAACTTAAAGGCGGTTTGAGTGGAACAGCAGAAGGCGCTAAGTCACTTAACAAAGAAATGAATTTTTTGACGCTTGAGCAATACAAGCAAATAGAAGCATTGGAAAAAGCAGGTAAAAAACAGGAAGCTGCACAAGTAGTTGCAATAGCACTAAACACAAAACTTGAGCAACAACGCAGAGAACTTGGTTTGCTTGAGGGTGCATGGAATTCTTTAACAAAAGCAACAAGCAATTATTGGGATACTTTTAAATCATTACTTGCTGGCCCAACGCAATCAGACAACATGATGGCTTTGGACAAACAAATTGCTGACATTAAACAAAAACTTGCGGGAACTTCCGAAGAAGAAGATACGGCTTTTGCAAGAGGTTGGAGAAAAGTTCTTGCGTCATTGCAAGCCAGCAAAGAAAACTTGCTAGAGATACAGCGTCTTCAAGGTCGCTCTGCATCTTCAAAGGATGTTGGAAGTGCCAAAGAAAAAATAGACGAATATGACAAATACAAAGGAATGTTAAAAGGCAAAATCAATGAAGTTGCTAAAGCTGAAGCAGAAGCAAGATTTGCTGTAGCAAAGCAAGGCGCAAATGAAATGCAAATGCTTGAGCTTGAATCTGCCAAGAAATTAGAAGACGCTCGTAGAGAAATGGCTGAAAAGAATCAGCAAGAAGATTTTAGAGCCACCACACAAAATCTTGAGATTTACAAAAACAAAGCAATTGTTATTGCAACTGAGACTGCGGGAAAAATTAAGCAGATCCGCACTAAGTACGCAATTGCTCAGTTTAACGAAGAAGAAGCAGCAGCCAATGAATTTAACACTGCATGGGCTATTGAAAACAATCGCAGAGGTGCTTTAGTTGTTGGCGCACAAGACCAAACCCGCGATATGGAATTTCAACGCGAATCGCTTGAGTTGAAATACAAAATGATTTATGCAACAGAGCAAGAGCAAAGGCTTGCTCAAATTTCTCTGGAATACGCTCGTAAGCGCAAAGAAGTTGAAGGCCAAGACCCACTTGTATTAAAAGAACTTAACAAGCAAGAAGAAATTGCAAAAATGTTTGTGACTATGGATGAGTCTGCCAAGCGCACACAGCAAGTGTTTGATAGCGTGTTTGGCAACTTGTCTTCTGCCATTGACAACTTTGTCAAGACAGGCAAGTTAAGCATGAAGGATTTGACTCGTAGCATCATTCAGGATTTGATTGCAATCCAAATGAAAGCTGCTGTGATGCGCTTTTTGGGTGCGGCTTTTGGTCTTGCAACTGGCCCCAACCCATCAAATGACGGTTGGTTTGCAAATGTCTATCAGGCAACGGCAGCAACGCCAAAAGCCACAGGTGGCCCTGTAAGCGCGGGTAGTCCGTACATCGTAGGTGAGCGTGGGCCAGAGTTGTTTATGCCATCAGGCTCTGGGACAATCATTCCGAACAACCAGATGGGCATGGGCAGCACCACCAACGTCACAAACAACTACATCAACGCCATTGACGTTAAGTCGTTTGAAGATCGTTTGCTTGGTAGCTCAAACACTATTTGGGCGGCTAACCAATACGCCAACAAAAACCTGTCTACTAATTTCGGGAGAACTTGATGTCATTTCAAGATGTGTTTGAAATTCAACAGTCAATGACTGTCAACAACCGTAGGACGGTAGGCCAGCAGGTTAGCCGTTCTGGTCAGATGCGTGTGGCTCAGTACCTAACTGCTGTGCCGTGGGTGTTCACTGTCTCTCCGCACAACTATCTGGCCTATGCAACTTCTCGTCAAATCATCCAGACCATTGACAACCTTGACAGGCAGTTGCCAGAGACAATTACATTTAGCAGTGCAAACTTGTCTTGGTTTACGGCGTATCAAGGTCAATTGTCAACTGTGCAAGTAAATGCTTTGACACTGGCTGCTGTACCTGCTGCCAATTCTCAAACCATTAGCGTTGGCAATTTGCCATCAGTTCCATCAACAAGATTGGTGTTTAAAGCTGGCGATTTCCTTCAGCTTGGCAATTATTCGTACAAAGTTACAAGCGATGTTTTGCGTGGTGTAGGTGTAACTGTGTCTGTGAACTTGCATCGCCCTGTAATTGGCAGTGTGTCTGTAGGAACACTGGCGGGTGTTGGCAATGCTTGTGAATTTACGGTCTTGGCAGAAAAGTGTCCTACCTATACACTAACGCCATATCCATCAAGCGCATTAGTTAATTGGGACGATGCGTTTGTGTTTAGAGAGGACATTACATGAGTACGACAATGACAGCATTGGATAGTTCGTCTATCCGACATGCTGAGTTTATTCGGCTGACGATGCCGTCTAACATTTACACTTTTTGCAATGCTGCTGCGCCTATTACGGTAAGTGGCATTACCTTCACAAACCTTGGCAGTCTGTTGCAGCTTTCCGATATTAAGCGTGATATCAAAGCCAATAGTTCTGACTTGAGCATTTCGTTAACTGGTGTTGATGGAACAAACGTAGCAATTGTTTTGGGGTCTGACATTAAAGGATCGCGCATTGAAGTTTGGCGTGGCTTTATGGACTCAAACAACCAGATCATTACAACACCTACATTGCAGTTCTTTAAACGCTATCAAGGCATTGTTTCCAATTACTCAATCACTGAGGATTGGAACGAGCAGATGCGTATTCGCGTGGCAACAGTTGGTTTGTCGTGTGCTTCTTTCCGAACAATCTTGGAGAACAGAGTTGGCGGTGTTCGCACTACTCCTAAGATTTGGCAAGCCTTTTACCCTAACGACAACAGCATGAGCCGTGTTCCATCTATTGCAGGGTCATACTTTGACTTTGGCGGTGAGCCAACATCAGGTAGCCAAGCAGTTACACAAGCACCATCACAAAGACGATTCGGCATATGATTCGACTTGCAACAAGATACGACATTCCAAGATTGCTAGAGTTTGTGGAGGCTTACTCAAAAGAGTACCCCGTTAGCATTCTTGGCGACACGACAAGACATTCAGTTAAGCACGTTGAGCAATTGTTGTTCTCAATCATTAATGGTCGTGGGTTTATCTTAATTGATAACCACATGACCGGGACTTTAATTGCTATTAAGCAAAACAACATCTGGTGTCCTGACGTTGTAGAACTGCATGAGTTGTTGTGGTGGGTAGACCATGAACACAGAAACAATCTGATTGGTGGCAAGTTGTGGATTGAATACGACAAGATAGCCAGTAAACTGCTTAATGACGGTGCTATACATTGCGCCTACACATCAGTTTCAGCAAATGGCCCATTGATAAATTACACCAAGCGCGGATACAAAGCTGTCGGCGCAAGTTTTGTGAAGGAATAGACATGGTTGGGACAATGATTGTTGCGGCGTACTACAGCATTGGCGTAGGTGTTGCTTTATCTGCCGCACAAATGGCAGTTGCTTTCGCAATTAACTTTGCTGTGTCTTCATTGATGGCCCGAGCTTTTGCGCCTGATTCCAGCAGCAATCAGGCAGTAGACAACGGGGTGCGTCAACAAGTTCCTCCATCGTCAACAAACAGTATTCCTGTTGTGTACGGAGATGCTTACATGGGTGGTTCGTTTGTAGATGCTGCATTAAGCACCGATGCAAAGACCATGTACTATGTTTTGGCGATTTCACACATCAGCCCTAACGGTCAATTTTCTTTTGACCTAGCAGATATGTATTGGGGTGATCGCAAAATTACTTTTGATGGCACAGACCAGACCAAGATTGTTAGCCTGACTGACAGCGCAGGGAACATAGACACTAAGGTTAGTGGCAACCTGTTTATAGCTTTGTACAAGTCAACAGAAGCGGGTGTTATTACTTCTGCCAACGGAGCCTCTTTGCCATCAACCTACATGGGCGGCTCAGACTTGCCTTTTGAGTTGCGGTGGGCAGCAACTAACCGTCAAATGAACGGTCTTGGTTTTGCAATTGTAAAAATGAATTACAACCGTGAAGCAGAGACTACAAATATGCAGACTCTGACTTTTTCTGTTAGCCATTACCTTAACGGTACTGGCGCAGCAAAGCCGGGGGACGTTTGGTACGATTACATTACAAACGAAAAGTATGGCGGCGCTATGCCAGCAGACTTGGTAGATTCTGCCTCGGCTACTGCTTTGAATGCCTACTCTGATGGCTTAATACCTTACACAGATACAACAGGCGCACAAACACAACCTCGTTACCGGATTAACGGTGTTATGGATACAGGGCAATCATGCCTAAACAACATTAACTCCATCATGATCGTATGCGATTCGTGGAATCAGTACAACGCAGCGCAAGGCAAGTGGAGCATCGTTATCAACAAAGAAGCGTCAACAGCATATGCGTTTGATGATGACTCAATTGTTGGAGAGATTCGCGTCAGTGCCTACGACATCACAAGCAGCGTTAACCAGATTGAAGCAGAATTCCCTAGTGGTCAAAACCGTGACCAGTCTGACTTTGTGTACTACGAAACTCCTGCTGGTTTGCTGTACCCCAACGAGCCTATTAACAAACAATCGGTTCAGTTTGCAATGACCAATGATTCAGTTCAAGCGCAGTACCTTGCAACTCGAATTCTTGAGCAAGCCCGTGAAGACCTGATTGTGAGTTTCAGCACAGCATATGTTGGCATTCAAGTTGATGCTGGCGATGTGGTGACTGTAACCAACTCATCTTATGGCTGGACAAACAAACCGTTCAGGGTAATGCGGGTGTCTGAAGTGTCGCTGCCTGATGGCAACCTTGGCGCATCGTTTGAGTTAAACGAGTACAACGCCCAAGTCTATGACGATCAAGACATTACAAAGTACATTCCAGCCCCTAATTCAGACCTACCTGACCCATCCTACTTTGGCCCTGTTCCAGCGCCTACAGTGGCTTCTAGCTTCCCTTCTGCTGTTGTTCCTAGCTTTAACGTGCAGCCTTCTATGGGTACTGCCAGTTTTGCGACCTATGCTGAGATTTGGTATTCAGCATTTGCAACACCTACGGCAACGCAAATATTGCTAGGCGGCACAACATCTTTGCCAAGCAACGGCGTTCCTTTTGCTGTTGGTCAGACATTGCCAACAGTTAACCTTGCAATTCCAGCAGGTAATTGGTATCTGTTTTCTCGCTTGGTCAATCCAATTGCCAACAGCGAGTATTCGCCAGCAAGCACTGTCTTTGCTTGGAGGCCAACGACATTCCAATATGTAGACAGATACATTGCTGTTGCCTATGCGGATAATGCAACAGGCACATCTGGTTTTAGCTTTAGCCCTCGAAACAAAGCATATTACGGTTTGTATAACAACGTAACTGCAAACGGCGGCACAGACCCAACACTTTATAAGTGGTACTTGTCGCCCGTAAATTTTGGAACATCTGCTGATAATTATTTGCTGTATGCAAACCGTAGCAACAGGAAATTTAGCTTTGCAGTAGGTAATGCTGGATACGTTAACCTTGGTGGTTCATTTGTTCCAAGCGAAACCTCTGTTTATGATTCAACAGTTTGGTCAGGATTAATTGATTCGCCTAGTGGAATTCAAAGTTTTATTGACTTAGACCAATCAACTGGTCAAGTTATTATTAATGGATTTTCTAGCCCAAATCAGAACGATGGGTTTTTGTCTATTACCAATAATACAAGTGGACAAATGCGAGTTAACTTGCAACAGTTCTTGAATTTTGGCTCTGGTATTTATACAAAATCGTTTACTGCTGCTACATTGACTGTAGACGTTTATGGGCGTGTCGTTGGATTCTTAGAACAGGATGAATTCTTTTATACAGAAACTGTATATACAGCCACTGCTGCACAAACTACATTTAGCAACACGCACACTGTTGGATGGATTTTGGTGTTTCGTAATGGCGTTTTGTTAGACACATCCGAATACTCTGAAACATCAACTACTGTTGTTATGGCAACAGCTTGCGCTGCTGGTGAAGTTATCGTTGTATTTTATATGCGTGGGGTTAGCACTGCTGCATCGTATGTGCAAACCAACATGACAATTGCGTCTAGCACAAGCAACACAATTACATATAACAATGCTCCTTGGCAAATCATAAATGTTGGAGACAATCTAACTTTTACAGATACAGGAACACCAACGCAATATGCTGTCCAAAGCATAAACACCACAACAAAGGTGATTACGTTTACCACCACCATTGCTGGCGCAACTGCTGGCAATCAAGTGTTTATTGCACGGGCGGCTGGTTCTAGCTATGCTCCGTTTAGTCGCTATAGCGTGAGCCTAAGTTCTGCCACAACATACACTCCAACACTATGGGCAATTCAAAATGGTGCTGAATCAATTTATGTAAATGGTCTTCAAATTAATGAAATTGACTACAACATCACCGGACTTGCAATTGATGGATTTCCTGCGCCTTTGACAGGAAACATGACTGTTATTTTGTTTGCGCCAAACAACTTGAACGTGCCAGCGTCAAACGTGGTTAACGTCACTGCATACTCAACAGCAGGTCAAACAACATATCCGTTTACAAGCAATCCGTTGTCATTGGAAATCTATGCCAATGGTGCTTTACTTGCACAAGGTGCGTCATATGACTACACTGCGAGTTCGGCAAATTACATTTTGACCACAGCATTTAACAACAATTTAACCCTTCTGAATCAACAAACTTTTGCCCGAGATGGCGCAGCATAAGGACACAACATGACTCAAGCCTTTAACCTATCGCAACTTGCAAACAACCTCAACACAGCAGGTCAACTAGACGCTACTGATGGCCTTGTAAACGCTGTACCTATTGCCAATGGCGGTACTGGAGCGTCTACTGAAGCTGCTGCAAGAACAAACCTTAACGTGCCGACAAGAACTGGTAGCGATGCTTCTGGTACATGGGGCATCAGCATTTCTGGTAACGCAGCTACGGCAACAAACGCAACCAATGCAACCAATGCAACTACTGCGGCAAACGGCGGTGTTACTAGCGTTAATAGTGCCACAGGCGCAGTAAGCCTACCTGTTGGAAATTTCCAGCAATTGTTTTTGGCAAGTGGAACATTTACTGTGCCAGCAGGGGTGACTGCCGTATATGCAACTGTCATTGGTGGCGGTGGCGGTGGGCAAGGTGGCGCAACAGATGCTGGCGCTCAAGTTGGTGGAAATTCGTTAGTTCAAGAAGTGTTAGTTGTAGGTTTAACTCCCGGCGCAAGTATTGCAATAACTGTTGGTTCTGGCGGCAACGGCGGTAATGGTAGTTCTTCTAGTACACCCGTTTCTGGAGCAACCGGAGGCACATCATCGTTTGGTGGTTTTGTATCTGCAACTGGTGGTCGTGGCGGTGGCACGGGTGCAACTGCAACTGTTACAACTTCTTTTATACGAGAAACTGCGGGGTTTGGTGGAAATTTTGGCGCTGCTGGTACATCTTATGATTCTGGTTCTAATGTTTATTTTGGTGGCGGCGGTGGTGGCGCTGGTTGGGCTAGTGGCGGCGGCGGTGGTGCGGCGTACATTATTATTAATTCTGGCGGCGTTGGTGGTGCTGCTTTTAACGGCAGCGCAGGTAGTAATGGAAGCAATAGTGTTGGCGCTTCATCAGGTGCAGGTGGGGCTGGTGGCAGTAATCCTAGCGGCGCTTCAGGAGGCTCTGGCGGCAGCGGAGGTACTGCTGGTGGTGGTGGAGGCGGCGGTGGTGCTGGTGTTGTTTTGTTGCGCTGGTAATAAATAGTGAGATAATCTCATCAAGACATGACAAGACCCGTAGCCCTGTGAGTACATAGGGAGCGTCACCACCTGAGATCAGGGAATTATCATGGCCGTATTCAGCCGCAACTCACTAGCCCAAGTCTCGGGCTTTGACAATCCAATCCTAGCTGGCGAACTTGTTTGGGATCAGCAGACGTATTGGAATTTGTCGTTTACATCTCTCGGCTTGCCTGTCAACCTTACAGGCGCAACCATTGATGCTCAGATTGTTCGGCGCAATCTGACAAACATTCAAGACACGCGAAACGGTCTGACCTTTGACATTGCAGACTACTCGCCAACTCCGGCTGCTATTCCTCTGACAATCACAAACATTGCTGCTGTTGCTGGCACTTGTACCCTTGTCATTGACGCTGGCGCATGGGGCTTGATGGCAACCGATCCACAGCTTGACATCAATGCTCAAAGTTGCGTGGGCTATTCAGGGAGGGTAAAGGTTTCCTTTCCTGCTGCGGGCGCAAATCCAGCGGATGACATGATTATTTTCTTGTTGTTCCTTGTTCGTTCTGATGGCGTTGTAGTGTTATGAGCAAAGTAACTGTAAACGTCATTGACGGAAACAACGTAAGCCTTGAAGTAGTTTCACAGCCTCGCGTAGAGGCTAGGATTGACCGAGGTGTAATTGGCGCAACAGGGCCAACTGGTCCTACTGGCCCAACGGGTGCTGCTTCTACAGTGGCTGGCCCTACTGGTCCTACGGGCGCTACTGGTCCTACTGGAGCAGCATCTACTGTTATTGGTCCGACAGGCCCAACAGGTGCAGCTTCTACCGTTGCTGGCCCAACTGGTTCAACTGGACCGACAGGCCCAACTGGCGCTGCCTCTACTGTTGCCGGACCTACTGGTCCTACAGGTGCGACAGGCGCAGCGTCTACTGTGGTAGGTCCAACTGGCCCAACTGGCCCTACTGGAGCCGCTTCTACTGTTGCTGGTCCAACTGGACCAACAGGAGATATAGGCCCGACCGGACCCACTGGCCCAAGCATTACCGTTCAAGATGAAGGCTCAACACTGACAACAGCGTTGACCAGCATGAACTTTACAGGCGCTGGTGTTACAGCAACAAACACAGGCGGTGATGTAACAGTAAGCATCGCTGGTGGTGGGGCTGTTGATTCTGTCAACGGTCAAACAGGTGTGGTGGTTCTGGACGCTGCTGATGTTGGCGCTCTAGATACAACCGGAGGCACTGTTACAGGCCCAACAGTAGTCTCAATGTCATCGACATCCACTGCTTTGCGGGTAACGCAAACAGGTACAGGCAATGCTCTGGTTGTTGAAGATTCA